ATCCGTCGATCGAATCCTAAGAAGGATTGAGGACACCGGGAACATTGATTTGGTCATTGACGCATTGGAGATAGTCGAGCATGACGGGGAAGCAGGATCGATTCACGAGGCGTATCGTCCCTGGCAGGGAACCAAGGAAGCAGGCTTGCTCGACGAGCTTATCGAAGCCCTGGGAGCAAGACGACTACAGCGCGAAGATTGAATACGATGCTATGCGGTCGCTATTCGATCGCTGCTGGGCCTGTGGCGCTCGGTCGAAGCCTCAAGGGTATTATGGGCCGTGGCTGATAGAGCGTGCCCATATCGCGAATAAGCCACGCAGGGAGGATCGAAGGTTGGTAGTCATGCTTTGCACGATTTGCCACAAGTGGAGTCATGGCGAACGGGTGGCAACGTTTCCACGACCGAAGCTCGATGCAGGGCATCTTGTGACCCTCAAGGCAGAGCATGACCCTGAGTGGTTCGACTTGGAATTTATAAACAGGCACTCGGTACGGATCTTGGAAGCCGAGCCGGTGCAGCCGTGGTACGAGCTAGAAAGAGGGAAATCGTGGTAATTGATCTACCGTGGCCCAGGGGCGTATCGGCTCAGAACAAGGGATCTTGGAGGAACAAGGCAAAACCGACAGCCGACCTTCGGTTGATTGCCAAGATGATTTGCCTGGACTTGCTGGCGCGGGGCGGAAAGCCGATACCTGGGCCTCACGTGATCAACTACACGTTTTTTGTCGAGGATATGAGGCAACGAGATCGGGCAAACATGATCCAGCAATGCAAGGCCCTAATCGATGGGGTGGTCGATTCAGGCATGATCGAGGGCGACCATTGGGAGATATCCTGGATCGGGGCGGTGGAAGTAGTCTACCGGGCAAAAAAACCTGGGGTCAGGCTGGAAATTTTGCCGAAATAATCCCCTGGGGCGCGCCCAGTATTCCGCTGGGTTCTGCCCTTGGTTATAATGACCCAACGTGACGAGCCGGTTTTGGCTCGATTGTTTGTAGTGAAAATCCTAGAAAGGTGCATAAAATGCTTGAGATTTTGGCTGGTATTGAAGGATCGATTGCAAAGCGAATCCAGTCGGTTCGATCGAAGGTAGACGTAGAGGACGTTTTGCAGGACGCAGCTATTGCGATCATGCAGGGCTACGAGCAGGCCCCTCGAACGAAGGCGGTTTGGATTGCTCAATCGGCTAGGCGTGCTGCTTGGCGAGCATCGAGGCGGGATCATGTTTTTTTCGAGGATTCTTCGAAAAAGTTTGATGACAGCGATCCGTTGGCGGCATTGATACAATGCGAGGAACTTGAGGCCCTGCAATCGGCGTTCGAGCAGATCGAGCCGCAGTACGCAGAGGTTCTTAAGATGCGATTCTACGAGGGCATGACCTTTGAGGAAATCGCAGAGGCGTTGGGGGTACGCCGGAACACGGCTGCCCGAAGGGTACGAACGGCACTCGAACAACTAAAGGGACTGATTTATGACCTGTGAGGAAAAACGAAAGCAAGCCGAGGCAGAGCTTACTCAAAAGCTGAATGCATTGCAGAAGGGTTTCGACGAACTCCAAACGCAGATTGACGAGCAAAATCGACGGTTCGAGGCCTTGGAAAAGCGTCTCGATGAGCGCGATCGGCTGGCAACGTTGCCAGAGGAATAAAGGTTTGGCGGCCTACTCCGAGCGATGCCGAATAAGCTGGAAGGGTATCGCGACGAGGAAACGCTAGGCAGTGCTAAGAGAGCCTCGGTAGCATGATCCGGAAATCCTTAGCGGCGGGTGGCAAGTTCTTGCACAGTCTCAATACGGTGCCTCCTTTCTTGTTGAACCCGTACCCGGTGGCTGACCAAGGCTGCCGGGTTTTTTCATACACTTAGAGGATCGATTGATGCACGAAATAGAGATGATTGCAGCGTTGTTCGTCTACATCGCAAATAATGGCGAGCAGACTTCCGTGGCTAGGTCAGCTTGGGGCCAAGACAGGTACAGGCTCGGTAGTCTAGCGGCATTCCGTGAGGATGACGGAAATACCAGGGGCGTTTCCTCGGACAGCGTTTGCGTGCGGGACACGCTCGGGGGTATCAGCTATTCGAAAGGCACGATTAAAGACCTTGCGGATCTTTACGCAGCGGTTTTCGACAAGGAAGATTAGCGACGATGGACGACGAAAAGGAACCGATAGCAAGCAGCCGGGAGCTTGAGCTATACCTAGAGCGCAAGTCGATTTGCTTGGTCAATGGAGTCCCAAGGGAACAGGCGATCGAGATTGCATTCGATCAGGTTAAGGGGTCGCTCAAGCCGAACCAGATGCCGGACAAAATCGCAAGGGATTTGCAAAGCGTCAGAAAAAAGTAGTATTGTTTTTTTGTGTCAAAGGTGGCAACGTTGCCAGCAAGGAACGGTAGAAAATGAATCAAAAAGACCAGATTTTAGAGGACAGGAAAAAAGCGAATCGAAAGGCGGCATCCATAAATGCTAGTCTTACAAGAGCCGGTTTGCCCAATTTGCAGACTACGATTGTTGCATACAACTTGGAAATCAACGAGCGGTCTAAAGCGATAGATCCTGATGATGGCTACTGCTGGGAAAGCATGGCGATCGGATGGGCTATTGCGAAAGGAATGTCTCCTAAGGTAGCGATAAATTTCGCTAGTTATGTTCGGTATTGGATTGCATTCAAATAGTCATCATGGCAACGTTGCCAGCAAAGAACGGTAGAAAATGAAGTTGAGTAGCTCAGAATACGCAGCGTTTGTGATTGCTTTCGTTGCGTGCTTGCCACTGATTTTGATGGTCGTTTTGGTCGCTGCATTCTTCGGGATCATACAGATCATCGTTGAGGCTGTCCGAGCCTTATTGAAGTTCTAAGGCTAGAAAAAAGCAGCATTGCGTTTTTCTGCAAAGTGGCAACGTTGCCAGCGCTGATTTGCAAAACGGCATCGGATAGTCTAGGATTTTGCAGTCCATCCATCCCTCAAAAGGTGACCCAATGCCAAAAAAGAAAAACGCATCCGGAGCCAACGAGCCCTCGAAGTGGCGATCAAAGATCGTAGGCCACGAGAAGGTGCAAGCCGGTCAGCTAATGGCCAACCCGTTCAACCATCGCAGGCACCCAGAGAAGCAGCGCAAGGTCGTTGCAGCCTCGATCAACGAGCTAGGGTTCATCAAGTCGGTGATCGTCAACAAGGTCACGGGTCATATCGTCGATGGCCACGAACGGGTCATGCAGGCGCTGGGCGTAGGTGAGGAAACCCTAGTTGACGTTGAGTACGTCGAGCTATCGCCTGAGGACGAAAAGAAGGCTTTGCTTGTGCTCGATGCGTCGTCGGAGCTTGCCGAAGTCGATGCGTCATCCTTGGATCAGTTGGTAAAAGAATGTGCGTTTCAAGACGATTTGCTTAGCGAATTTGGATCGGAAATGCTTGGCTCGGAAGAACCGGGACGATTGAAGGATCTTGAGATCAAACCAGCACCGGCTAGGACTTGGGTTTTGATAGGCATCGAGACTACGAAGTACGTCAAGATAGCCAAGCTTGTAGAGCAAATCGCCGATTTGCCGGAAACGATCTTGGAGACTTGCTGTACTGATGGATAAGAAAACAGACAATCACAACGCTGGAAGCAAGCTAGCTCTCAGACGGTACTTTCTGGATAAGTATCACAAGGAAACTCCTCCTATAGTTTTTGATTGCTGCCAGGGCGAAAAAAAGCTTTGGAGCATCCTCGAAAGAGATTATGTTTTGGATAGCTACTTCGGAGTCGATTTAAAGATCAAAAAAGGCAGGCTAAAGATAGATTCTTCAAGAATCCTTGAGCAAAAAGGGTGCGAGTTCGATGTTATCGACGTAGATACATATGGGGAGCCATGGAAACACTTTTTGAACTTGCTCGCAAACCTTTCGAAGCCTTGTACCGTCTTTTTGACAATCGCTACGATCAAGGCAGCCGGAGGAGGCAACATATCAAAAAGCATGTCCAAAGCGCTCGGAGTCCATAACTTACCTAGTTTGCCACAGTCGCTCAAAGGCAAGATTAGCGAGTATGGAACCGATCAGTTTTTGGGCATGGCTCTCAAGTATTGTGAAGTCCAAGAGTGTAAAGAGGTCGAATCGTTCGGTCACGCACGATATCTTGGGCTTAGGTTGATTCCAAAAACCGCCTAGAGTCTGACCACTCTAAGCGGCAAAGACACTGCGATTGTAAGGGGAAACGCAATGCCAGAAAAAACGATCATAGCTTGGACGGATCACACTTTCAACCCTTGGATGGGGTGTCAAAAAGTATCCGACGGATGCAAGAATTGCTACGCGCTAACACTCACAAAGAACCGCATGGGCTTGGATCTTTGGGGACATCCAAGCACAAGCACAAGGAAAGTGACAAAGGAGCCTTGGAGAAACGTCGTCCAGTGGAACAAGAAAGCCAAGGAAGATGGAGTACGAAGGCGCGTTTTTTGCGCGTCTCTTTGCGACGTGTTCGAAGATCATCCAATAGCCAACGAAACACGGCCAAAGCTTTGGGACTTGGTGCGCGAATTGGACTCATTGGATTGGCAGATTCTAACCAAGCGTCCTGAACGCATTGCGGATAATCTCCCATCCGATTGGAACGGTGGATGGGATCACGTTTGGCTTGGAACATCGGTCGAAGATATGCGGGTAGCTTGGCGTGCCGATCATCTTCGAGTTATCCCAGCAGCGGTAAGGTTCATCAGCTACGAACCGGCAATCGGGCCACTCGATGACCTAGACTTGACCGGATTGGATTGGGTTATCTATGGCGGTGAATCAGGCCCAGGGTACAGACCAGAGGATAAGAACTGGGCTAGGGTCATGCGCGACAAGTGCGAAAAAAACAACGTTGCGTTTTTCCATAAGCAATCAGCCGGTTACAAAACCGAACTAGGTATCGAGCTAGATGGTAAAATCATCCGTCAGTATCCGATCCCAAGAAAGAGTCACGTTTTCGCAGCGTGACGCAACAGGCAGGAAGGCCATGACAAAGCGTGCCGGAAAGAAAACGTCACCGGCGCGAGGCAAGAAAACGACAGGCATAAAGCCGGAGTCACAGAGCCAAGCGCCGAAAGCGACAGGCAGCCCAACAAAACCCGCATCATTCTTTTGGCCAGAACTGCGCCCAGAGAACGAGCAAGCAGCTATAGCAGCGGGTAGGGGCGAACAGGTAAAGCGAATCAAGGATCTACGGCTAGAGCTAAGGGCCGTAAACGAACGCTGGCCGATAACACCCGAGCTTCGGGAAAGAATGGTGTTCGAGGCCGCAAAGGTGGCAATGGATCCAGGGGCACCGACGAAAGAAAAGCTTTGGGCAAACCGCCTGCTATTGGCAATGGATCAGATCAACACACGGCCAAAAGAGCTACCGCAGCAAGTTCAAGCCGGGACGACGATCACGGTGAATCAAATTCTTGCGATGATCGAAGGTGGAAACGTTGCCAGCCAAGACGACTTAGACCTACGGGACATAAAGGTTCTACCGGGGGCACCGGATGACTACGCTTAACGTGCCAGCCTGGGTAAGCCCGAAGGAAGCAGAGCGAGCCCTAGAGGATGCCAGGGCAATGCGAAGTCCCTTGCTGATGGCCGAACGGTTCTCAAGCGGTCAGTGGAAACGTGCTAGGCATTTGGCGGTAGTGGACTTTGAGTTTCGGAACTTGCTGTCCGATCCGAATCTAGATTGCCTGATTATCAAAATGCCGGTTCGCCATGGAAAATCGGAGTACTTAGCACGATGGGCACCGGCTTGGTATTTACTTAGGAATCCGTACCGAAGGGTTATGATTTGCACGAACACTTCGACGCTGGCAAGTTCGCACTCTCGATGGGTTCGGGACAAGGTGCATGAGCTAGGGCCGATGATGGGAGTGCCTGGGGTCGATCCAAAGCACTCATCAGTAAAGCACTGGCAGATAGAACGAGCCAAGGGAGGATGCTACGCAGCCGGTGTCGGTGGCTCGATCGTTGGGTTCGGTGCTGACCTACTTGTGATTGATGATTATTTGAAGGATGCCAAGTCGAGCTTTTCGCAGAAAGTAAGGGACGACCAATGGGACTGGTTTGTTTCGACATCGGGGACACGGCTAGAGCCGGGCGGCAAGTGCGTGCTGCTTTGCTGCTTGACCGGAGATTCGATCATTTCAATGGCAGATGGAACAGAAAGGATGATTAAAGACATTTTGCCTGGTGATTCGGTCAAATCGTTTGACGCTGGGCATTGCGTAAACTCTAATGTCGTTAATCACGCGAGGGTAGGGCGCGACAATGTTTTTAGGGTGACGCTGGAATCCGGAAAGTCGATTGTCGGCAATGCTCGTCATCCATTTCTAGTTGAAGAAAATGGAGAGTTGAAATGGGTAAGATTGAAGCACTTGACAACATCAATGAAGATAGTGACCTACAAAAAGTCATCGTTAAATGTAGTGTCGAAGAATGCTCGAAGGCAAGGTACGCAATGGGAACGTGCAGGTACCATTACCACAAAGCAAGGAGGGAAGGCACTGCGATCAAGTCCAACCATCACGGAAAATGGAAGGATAAAACTTGTCAATGGGAAGGTTGCCAAAAGCCAGCTAAATGTAAGGGTTTTTGTTCAAGTCACTATACAAAAAACAGAATCCTTAAAGGAGAACAGCCGCGAAGCAGAACACCTGATCAGTTGCGAAATTCCCACTTGTGGCATCGGTATCGGATCCGAGTTGAAGAGTATGAAAGGATGTTCAAGGAGCAAGACGGAAGGTGTGCTGTTTGTAGAGAGGTACGAACCGAAAAGAACTGCCACGGTAGAAAAAACTTTTGCGTTGACCACTGCCACAAGACCGGAAAAGTCAGGGGTTTGCTATGTGTTCAGTGCAACATCGCAGCAGGATACATTGAAACCAGTTCCACCGCCGCTCGACTCGTTGAATACCTCAGAGTTCACGAGTGAAAGCATTGTCGCGATAGAACCGGATGGCTTCGAGGATGTCTATGATATCGAAGTTGAAAGCACAGGCAGCTTCATTGCAAATGGCATGGTCACCCATAATACACAGTGGAACAGCGACGACTTGATAGGACGCATCGAGAAGCGGAAAGACGAGCTTGATATCCGGGTTCGATCGATCACCCTGCAGGCGTTGCGTGAGGGTACCGAGGTCAAGGATCCGCTAGGTCGCGCAGAGGGTGAGGCCCTATGGCCAGAACGATGGCCAGCCGAGGTAATGGAGCGACGCAAGAGGCAGGCAGGGCATTGGTGGCACTCGATCTACCAGGGGAACCCGAAGGGGTCGAGCATGGCCAACTGGCCAGAGTCCTACTTCTCGAACGTTTTCGCCGACGATGTTGACTTCCCAGAGCCAACCGACTGCCTTATCTCGGCGAGCTTCCTGGATCCTTCGAAGGGCAAGAACAGTCGAAAGGGTGACTATCAGGCCCAAATATGGATCGGGTACAAAAACGGTTTGTTCTGGATCGATTCGGACATTGATCGCAAGCCGATACCGAAGATGGTTCGTGACTTCGTGCTTTTCAACAGGGAGCGAAAAACGGCTTTTGTAGGGCTTGAGGCGAACGCATGGCAGGATCTTTTGGCTGATGATTACTGGGATGTTTGCCGGGAAATCGAGTACAACGCTGACCGACCGGAACTAGTCAATCAGACCACGAACAAGACGGTTCGGATCGAACGGCTAGGGAAGTGGCTTAATCAACGCCTTTTAAGATTCCGCAAATCGGCTTCTAATGAGCTTCTGATAAAGCAGATGCAAGAGTTCCCGTACGGTCAGTATGACGACGGGCCTGACGCATTGGAGGCTTGCATAGCGTTATTATGTCGATCGGTTGATGCGTTGCATGGATTACACGAAGTGACGGAGACAGAGGCTTAGAATGACCTATTCGATTCAGACGGGAAACGGGACAGCGAAACTCACCGAGGGGCAATTGCAGGGCCTCGTAAATCGAGGCAAGATCCAGCCGAGTACAGTAGTCGAGGTCGAGGGGTTCGGGCCATGTTTGGCAAGGGAAATCAAGTTTCTGATTTGGCCGAAGGTGGCAACGTTGCCAGCGCCGAGCGAAGTCCAGACGCAAAGCGCAGAAAAAAGCAATGCTACTAATTTTCCGTTTAAGCGGTTGAATTGGCAAAGATCGATCCAGCGTGCTTGGGGCTCGGCATTGGTCGTTAGCATCGGTCTTGCTGTTCTGTGGGTGCTTTATCCGGCTTTGGTTTTCGCACCGTGGAGCATTGGGGTCATCTGCAGCGTTATACTAGGGGCGTTTCTGGTCGGCGTGGTCAGCTTCGTTCGGGTGGTGCTTGAGGCTCTAGCGTTGTTTCTTGGGGGGCAAAATGGATCGGTCAATCGTCAGGCTAAAGATCGAGGAAGTAGCCCAGCTTGACGGCTGCGAGCTATCGAACAAGCAGCTAGCAGACCTTGAGGAACTTTACTGGCGATCCTTCGAAACCCCGATGCCGGGGGCGTGGGTCGATCAACTACCGGCAAACGACCTTGATCAGCGGGTCTACAAAATGGCCCAGCTAGCCCGGAGAATCTACCTTCGATCTTTCTTGTGTATCGGTCGTTCTAGGATCATAAAAAAATAGCATTGCGTTTTTCTGTTGCTGGCAACGTTGCCAGGGCGTTTTCTAAAAAACCAATGTTTTCATTGGTCGGCGTGAATTACGGCCGTAAATTTTTGGCCTGCCCGATTGCGCTAAATTGCGACGAATTGCGTCAAAAATAATGCGCCAACGTGGGCACGTTTCGACCCGGTGGCATTATCTGTTCGGAGGATCAAAGCATGATCGAATTGGACTGGATCGAGAGCAACGGGATTTGGACAGCACAGCACGAGGGCGAAACCTTCGAGATCGTTCTTGAGGGTGACGGGACGTTCGGTACATTCGGGCCAGACTGGTTCCCGGAACGACGCAGGCGGAACCTTGGCAGTGCTCAGGAGCAAGTCTCCGAAGCGATCGAGCATCGGTCAGAGTTGATCATGCAGACTAGGTACGAAGAACAGCAGGCTTTTTACAGAGGATTTGAGCGAGTATGAGCGAGAGTGCATTGCAGCCGAAAGAATTACAGCCAGCGGTCGTTCCGTTGCGCACGATCATTGCTGACGAGGAAATCGCACGCTGGAAGATGGAGTTCGAGAGCCTCGACGCCTCAACCAGCGAAGGGTACGAACAGGTCAAACGCGCGGTCGCGGTGTGTCGAAAGACGCGATCGATGATCGAAGAAAAGCGGAAGTTCCTCAACGAGGAAGCCTTGAAGCATCAGCGAACGGTCAACGCCGAGGCCAAACGGATCACGGGATTGATCGAGGAAGTCGAGGAACCCCTAAAGGCAAAAAAGCAGGCCGTGGACGACGAGGTAGAACGCAAGCGAAAAGAGCTTGAGGAAAAACGCCGAGCGATGATCCAAGGGCGAATCGATGACTTTGTCAAACAGACCGGAGAAAGCCTACCATGGGCCACAGCCGAGGCCCTAAGCGATTCGGAATTCGAATTTGCATTGCAACTAGGGCGACTCGAAAAGCAGCGCAAAGACGAAGCAGAAGCGGCCAGGATCGAAGCCGAGCGAATCGAGCGGGAGCGTATCGAGGCAGAACGCAAAGCGGCCCAAGAGGAACTGGCAAGGCTCAAGGCAGAGCAAGCAGCCGAGCAAAAGAAGCTGCGTGAGGCCAAAGCCGAGCTAGACCGACAGCAGGAGCAAATCGAACGCCAAAAGGCAGAACTTGAAGCGTCGAAGGTGGCAACGTTGCCAGCAGAGGATCCGTTTCGGGTCATGGGTTCGCAGGCTGTAAACGATCGCGTCGAGGCTGTTTTGGCGAAAGTCGAACAGGCCCCAAAGGTGGAAACGTTGCCAGCGCAAGACCCGTTTGCAAAGGCTGTCGAAGCATGGGCAGGCGATGAATCGGACGATCAGGTAGAACCGCTAGAAGGCGAAACGATCGATACGCTTTTGCATTTAGGTGCAACGTCGATCGAGTTCCAAGGCCAGCAGTTCGAGGTCGCTGCGGAAATCGTCGAAGGCGTGCAAGCATCGATCGAGGCGAATAAGGAACGCCTTTCGGTAGCCTTTAAGATGCTCAAAGAGGGGGCGTTCGACTTATGCGATTCCCTGGCATCGAAGCAGACCGAAGACCTGCTCGACGAGGCTTTTGCGATCGAGGTTGCAATCAAGAACCTAGAAGCGAAAATCTTTCCATCACGCTAACGAGGATCGATCAACTATGAGCTACCTGAGGCAAGCTATGGGCGCTAAGAAGGCAGAACCCGAATTGAATATCCGCTGGCTGATCCGTCGCGATATGCCAGCGATCAACGAGATCAACATCGAGTCAAGCTACCAGCTACTCGAAGAGGACATCGTGAAGATGCTTCGCACGAGGAACTTTGTCGGCATGGTCATCGAGCGTGGCGATCAGGTTCAAGGCTACATGATCTACGCTTTGGAAAAAAATGCGATCGACTTGCATCACTTGGTTATCGATCCGATGTTCCAATGCCAGGGGCTCGGTCGGGCCTTGCTCGATGCCTTGCGGTCGAAAATGGAGTTTCAGAAGCGATCTAGGATCTTCACGACTGTTAGCGAATACAACGTGCAGGCCCAGGTTTTCTTGAGGGCCTGCGGGTTCGAGTGCGTTGAGACTATCGACGATTGGGACGAAAACGGGGACGGATATCTTTTCGAGTATCAACAATGAATCGAGCAGTTTTTACGCTTTACTTTGTGCACACGCTCGGCGAGTGGCGTTGTGCTATGGAACAGGTCATCGACGGTCGGAAGTTGTGTGCATTCAACGAGACGCTTTGCGGTATCGGTAGATTGCACCCAGCGGCCAGCTACACTGATTTGGTCGAATCGCTTCGGCGCGTTGTCGAGCTTTACAAGTACGATTGGGGCCTCGGCCTGTTGTCGGTCGAGTATGGGAAATTAGTCTGGAGGTTAAAGGATGAAAAAAGGCGAGAAGGCTTGGGTATTGTGTGAAGTTGCTGGTGATAGTATTTGTGGTGCTTTGCTAATGAAAGGGCCACAAGGTACTCCTTTTTGGGCCAATAAAAGGGACTGCAAGCCAGTCGAGCACGAAGCAAATATCGAGCAATCCATGACAGTTGAGGAACAGCCACCGAGCGATTCCGATTATCGGGATCCAACGGAAAAGGATTTCAATCGATTTATGCGCGGTGAGAAGATCGAAGCTAGGTTCAGGGACTTCGACTATCAAGATTGGAATCGCTCAAAAGGCCAGCGTAAGCGCAAGCAGTTTATCGCAGGGGTTGAACTGAGGAATGGGAAATATAGGTGGGTAGATGACGACAATAGGTCTTGGATGATTTGCCAAGTCTATGACCCGAAGAAGCCTCAGCCGGAATTGGAAGACGACCCCTTTTACGAACCGTGGGAAATCGATGTTAATGAGCCCTCAAAGTATGATCCACCGAAATCAGGCTTAGACCTTCTGTGCGATCAAGATATCGTGCAAGCTGGTGACTTATTCGATAGCACGCGAGACGGTAAGTTTCATCGATGCAACTTCACGGTGGGCATGACGGTGAAAGATGCAGTTTTGCGTGGACATCAGCAGCGCGAAGGCTGGACGTTCTACAGGCCAAAGGTGCAAGCATGAGCCAGGGATCCGAGTATCGATTGCTTGTTGAGATTCGATTGCCGGTCAGCGTTGCGGTGCTCGGAGTGATAGGAGAAGCAATCTGCAAGGCGTATCCCGGTAGCGTGATGCGTCAGCAGGGCGAACACCTGTTGTTTGAGGTTCCGATAGAAAAAAGCAATGATGAAAATATCTAGCTGGTTGGTTCTGATTGGGATTTTGGCTGCGGTTGCCTTTGTGTGGCTGGCAACGTTGCCACGGATACCGAGCGAGCCGAAGGATCAGCTTGACGAGTCGATCGACTGGAATATCTCCGAAGGCGACAGGTCGAGCCGCTGGACAGAGGTGCGAAACAATTTCGTGAAAAAGCACCCCGTATGTGAAGCATGTGGAACCTCGGCGGCATTGAATGTACATCACGTGGAACCGTTCCATGTGAGGCCAGAACTGGAGCTTGCCGAGTCGAACCTGATCACCCTTTGCAGGGAGCATCACTTTCGAATCGGGCATGATCCTGATGGGCCTTGGAGACCGAAGAAACCAAGCTGGTCGGCAGCGAATCCGATGGTTCGATTCCATGCCGAGCAGTTCAAAGAGGGTAGGCGATACTGATGAACCAATGGAAAGTCACAGCCTACACCGGCAAGCATCGCGACAAGATCCTAGGCCATTCCTGGGTACGAGCTTCCAGCGAACAGCAGGCGATCGAGCTTGGGCGTAGGGCGCTTCGTCTTATCGGGGTTCGCGGTTCGTTTCGAGTTTCGGCAAGCCTGTACAGTCCGCTTGGCGATTGGGCGTTTTCCGGTTATGTCGTGAGGGTGTGATGGATCCTCTAGCAGTGTTTCTTGTGGCGGTTTTTTTGGTGATTTTATTTTTTTCGGGGGTAAAGACCGATGAGTAGCGAAGGATTTAAAGGCATTCCAGGCTTGCCCGATGGGTGGGAGTTGGTGGCGTTGCGTGTGCCAGATAAGGGAGAGTGGTTTATCGGTGTTGACGGAAAGCAGTGCCAAGCCGAGCGTAGTAGCGGACAAGTGTGGCCCATCATCCGCAAGATCAAGCAACCGGATCGCTATCGAGCGTTTGCGAATGCAATGGAGGCTGAGCCTTTTTGGGATGAGGCGTTGAAGCTCGCCATGCCTTGCGGACAAAGCGCAAACACTCAGTTTCGCATCTGTGTAATGACAGATAAAGGCATCCGCATAGGCGTTGATTTTTACTCTTACGCGATTGCGTTTGAGCGTTTTGTTTGCGACGACGGAACCCCCTTTGGAGTAAAGATCGATGAGCGATAAATCTTTCGCCTTCGATTTCCTAGTTGCATTTGTATTTTTCCTTTTCTTGCTAGTGCTTCGTGCTTGCTATTC